TTTTGAGCTTTTGAGCATTCTTTACTACAATAGAAGGCTATTGTCTTTATACATCAAATTTTCCTCAAACCTGGAATATCATCCAAATGACAATGGGGTGACTGGTGATTTTAATGATGTGATAAACCAAACAATCGAGATGCTTTCAATGGGTGCAACTTTTAATGAGGCCTACATCAAGAAGACAATGATGTCCAATTTTCTGTTATCATTTTACCATATGAAAAGAGATGTTTCTCTTCCTCATCAGTTATTGGGCACTCCTGATGCACATCCAATCTGTGATCTCATTTTTGGAAGCTCTTCCGATGTCATCAGACTACTGGCGAAAGATGAAGAGAAATATTTAAGGCTTTTTTCTTATGCTCAGTTGTGTGGAGGCAGAGTGTCTGATAGTTTATGTCCTTATCTGCAAACTTCCAACACCAAGACAGTCTCAATGAGAGTACAAAACCAGATTGACAGAATTAGAGTCAGGGCTAAAATTATGTTAGAAGCTTTGAAGTTGGATGTAGGGCAAACAGAGGTGGTTGCCAATTTGATAGAGAGTCTGCCGCCTCATAAATACAATAGTATCTTGAAATATTATCTTCTTTACCAACAAGATTCATACAAAGCAAGTATAATGTATGAGAGTTACAGCGCAAAACTTTCAAATAGTGTCCGGTTTAGCAATTCTTCTAGTCTTTTATTGTGTGGGCAAGCTTATAAACCCTCTGAACTGTCGGGTAAAGTAGAGAAAATCATAATGGAATATGTTTCTAATCCCAGTATCCATCATGATCAGGTGCTTTGGGATCAATCCATTGAGAAAGCAATCACCTTGAGGACTAAAATTTTCAAAATTGCTTTTGGCCGCATGCAAAAGTGGATGTTTGCTCTTAATAACATGGTGATCTCAGATCCAACAACAAGCCCGTACATCCATCAATTCAAACCTTGTACAGTATCCTTGATTGTTGGAGTAGAAAACTTAAATATTATCAACAAACCCTCAACACTATTATTAGCATTGAGCAGGCCGGACTTATTGTGGCTGTGCATGCCAACAAGGGATCCTGTTGCAGAATTGGAGAGTATAAGGGAGATCAGCCCCGAGATGGACCCAGAGGTTGTTATGTTCTTGGCAAAAACTTATGAGAAATCCGGGGTCAAATTTGCCAACATTTACGCGCAAACTGATTCCGAACTTAGACTATTTGACAATCCTAAAAAGCTTCTATCATTACTTAAGAACAATAGTTATGCAGGAAGATGCTTCAATAAGTTGATGTATCGGAATGTGAATTTGAACATAGATCAGAATACAAAGCTCTCTAATGAAATCACAGGCTGGATGGCGAAATTAAAATTGCATTATCATTTATTGGATGGTGGTTATGACACTAAAATTGCAAAGCCTGAAGTCCTGTCACAATTAACTACCCATCCCGATCTAAATTTATTAGCAAAATCCCACCAAATGCTTAATGCCCTAAAAAATAAGTCTGCCAAAACTGTATTGCACCAAGAAATGATAAAGATACCCATATTTTATTACTGGTCTGATTATCAAGCAAAGTTGGGAGACAGCTGGATAGGTTCACAAGGATTCAAATTAAAGATTGGACCCAGAGCTTATCATTTTAAATGCACAAAGGCTAAGATTGAGGAAGTTCACGTTTATTCTACAGGAGATATATCTGATGCCCTGCAGTCCATGTTCAACCTTTACATCTCCAAATTCCTCCCTATGTCTGGGTACACAATGAGCAAGTACAGCGACCGTCTCGTCTTTGGAATACAAAAAGAGACTAGTAATTACGGTGTCTACCCGGAACATGATACAATCAGTCATATAGAGACAGTTATGGTTGGAGATTTAGAAAGTTTTTGCTTAGATGTTAAGGGGAAAGTAGTCGGAAGGACGAAGAACCCTTCTTTTTATTTCGTAACTGAAGGTCCTAAAAACTTGAAATTGTATTCACCTCTTGAATCTATAACGATAACCACAGATGATTTGGGTCATTTAAAATTAGAAGAATGGGATGAGCAGACAAAAGTGAAACTTATTCCTATACTAAGACAATTAAAGCTTTTCAATGTTTC